ATTGGCATTATTTGTCTTCCAATAATTCCTTGATTTGATCCTTGATTTGGTCTACAGTAGATGCAGCATTTATTGATGTTTGCATCTCTGTGTACTTTGTTCTGATTAATGCTCTTGCAGCCTCAGCACCTTCTATCTGACCTGGAATCTGTTTGGCAATTGCATCATCATAAGGTTTGAATTCTTCTGCTCTTGCAGCACGACGAATATCGTGGGCTATGTTCTTTGCTTTGTCGATGTTGATAGTGATCATTCTGAATATTCCCATGCGTTACGAAATGTGCGGTCTGTTGGAATGTCAGCGACATCCACAATCTTGTAGGGCTTGCCAGCAGGAACATCCTTAGCGGCAATTTCCTCAATGGTTAAACCGCACTCAGCGGCTGGAACAATGATGGCAACACCATCGTCAGTTGGGTAAATGATTCTTTGATTCATGGTTGTCCTTTATCTAAAAACATTTACTAATACATACGAGGCGTCATTAAATCCTTGCCCGCCACCAGTGCTAGTAGCATAATAATTTTGCACTCTTAATGCTGATGCTGTTTGTGCTACTGCACCATGTCCTTTTAAAGTATAGTCGTTTGTATTTCCTGCCCACGAATAATTTGCATCAGGCATAGCAGTTGTAAAATTAACTGTGTAATCGCCCGTACCATTATCTGTAATACTCGTCACATTACCACTTGCACGAATTGTTATTGGAGATGTTGTGCCGTTGAAGTTTACCCAAGCACGACAACCATAAGCATTGGCGGTGGAGCCGTAGCCTGAGTTGAATTGAAAGTTACCACTTGAGTCAATACCCACACGCACATTATCTGCACCACTATACTTGTCGGTAATCATAAATCTACGGTCTTCGAATCCACCACCGCCAATTTTGAATTCCCAATCACCACCATTACTTCCGCTGTTTGTGAAACGAGCCAACTCAGCACCAGCTTTTGTGGAATGTATTCTTGCTTGTGGTGAAGCAGTACCAACTCCCAAATTACCACTTGCTACAGAATAAAAAGATGTGCCAAATGTTACTGTGTTACTTGAAACACTTAGACTTCCTGAAAGTGCAAGATTAGGTTGCAAAGAACTACTGCTGACTGAGTTTGCTGATGCAACAGTCGATCCTATTGTAGCTTGTCTATACGCCACTACAACGTTGTTTGAGCCAGATGCTGGTGCTGATGAAAATGTTAATGTCGTGCCGTTTATTGAATAAGATCCTGAAAAAGGATTCTGTTGAATGTTATCAACAACTACTTCAATATCGGTTGTGCTTGTTATTGGCTTTGAAAGAGTGAATACAGTATTACTTGCGTTACCACTGAACACATCAACTGCTACAGAGGTGAAGAAGGAAGGTGGTGCATTACCAATATACGCCATTACACACCAACCGCAACAGAAGTTAAGCAGTGAGCAGAGCTGGATGCAGACGATACAACCTTTAAGACATCACCGGATATTAAAAAGTGCTTTACATCACCACCAATAGCTGCTAGTGCGCCACCAACGGAGACTGTTGATTCTCTGATAAGATAATAATCAACCCCACTTCTTGTAACATACAATGAGACTGTTATTGGAGATGTTATTACGTTTGCAATCTGAACACCAATCAACGCTGTTGTTGCGCTTGCTGTGAAGATTGTATTTGCTGATACTCCAATTTCCGAGTTCACATAACTTGTTTGTACTGATGCCATGGTTTATCCGTAAATAATTGCATTGAGAAGTGCTGTTCCTGCAGGATCAACTTGTAAGTTAGTTTGCGTTTGCACCACATTACTAACCTGAACAGTATTTGCAGAGACTGTCCCGGTGGTATTTATAACACCATTAAAATAAACACCTGTTGTGTTGGCATCCAGTAAAGAGACTGGAACCTGTGATAATTCAAATGCTTTTGTCATTTTTTTACTTTGAGTGTTGACCTATACAAGAAGATAGTTTATGATAAAACTTTCAATTTCGTAGTATTTATGCATTCAAAAACGCATATATAATCAACATTGATCTTATTATTGAACTAACATGGAACTTAAAATGGAAACTAATGAGCTTGCCCAAAACGCAAAGGGCGGCACTGAATTGATGCAAGAAGCTCTGTACAAGAACCTTCCTGCAGACCTTCTTGAACACTTTCAAATCATCCCTTCTCGCGTGAGAGAAGTAGATGACAGCAAGATTAAGATTTACTGGTTGCATGATTTACCCGGTGACCCAGAATCTGATCACTTGAAAGCTGGTGGATGGAACCGGTTTGATAAGCTGGTATTCGTATCTAACTGGCAGATGCAGGCATACCAAAAACATTACGGATTACCTTGGTATAAGTGTGTAGTCCTTCATAATGCAATCGAACCAATCCCCTATGTCGAAAAGCCAAAAGACAAGATCAAACTGATCTATCATACAACTCCGCACCGTGGGTTGAACATCCTTGTATCAGTATTCGATAACCTCTGCAAAGAGTTTGATAATATTGAACTTGATGTGTACTCCAGCTTCAAGATCTACGGATGGGAACAACGAGACGAACCGTATCAAGAGCTGTTTGACTTTTGCAAAGCTCATCCAAAGATCAACTATCACGGATCTGTTCCTAACTCTGAAATCAGAACAGCACTACAACAAGCTCACATCTACGCATACCCAAATACGTGGCTAGAGACTTCTTGTATTAGTTTGCTAGAAGCAATGTCTGCTGGTTTGTTCTGTGTCCATCCAAACTACGGTGCACTGTACGAGACTGCAGCTAACTGGACTTGGATGTATCAATGGCAAGATACACCACGAGACCACGCAAAGATCTTCTATGAGTTGACTTCTAATGCAATTAGGATGTACAATCATCAGGACACAGCAAAGACATTACAAGCTCAAAAAGCATACATTGATGCATTCTACGGCTGGCAAAATAGAAAGAACCAGTGGCAGAACCTACTTGTATCAATGCTGCACGAACATAAACGAATTGAATATCCACCAAAATGATTCTCGTTGACTTCAATCAGGTCTGTATCTCAAACCTGATGGCACAAATCGGAAACCACACAGAGCTAGCTGTTGAGGAGGGTCTTGTTCGTCACATGATCCTCAACTCGCTTCGTCTATACAAACAGAAGTTCGGAGCTGTTTATGGTCAAATAATTATTGCCTGTGATGATAAGAACTACTGGAGGAAGCAGTTGTTTCCGTACTACAAAGCCGGTCGCAAGAAGATGAGAGAAGAGAGCGATATTAATTGGTCTTCGTTGTTTGAGATCCTCAATAAGATCAGACAAGAGATCAAAGATAACCTGCCGTACATTGTCCTTCATGTAGAGACTGCAGAAGCAGATGACATCATTGCGACTCTTGCGAAAGAATCGAATGAGGATGTTCTTATCCTATCTGCAGACAAGGACTTCATCCAGTTACACAATTCAAAAGTGATTCAGTTCGATCCAATTCGTAAAAAGAATATCAAAGTAGATAGACCAGATCTATATTTGAAAGAGTTGGTGATCCGAGGAGACAGCGGAGACGGAGTGCCAAATGCAATGTCACCAGATACATCACTTGTTGATGGCATCAGACAAAAGAAGATAATGAAAGCAAAGCTGGATGAATGGTTGAAGTTAGACTGGGATCAACTGTTTGATATTCCTGAATTCAAGATCGGGATTGCAAGGAATAAGAAGTTGATTGATCTGTCTGAGATACCTGACAATATAACCAATGCCATCCTTAATCAATACCACACTGCACTCGACACACCTAAAAAAACAAATATTATAAATTACTTCCAGCAACATAAATTATCTTCGTTGATGGAGAGCGCGAATGACTTTTAATAGGAAATACAATGAAACTAGGTCTAGCTGAGATATTGAAAAAGACTTCTGAATTCGAAAAGAAGCAGGATAAGATAGATTATTTGAACAAGTGGGACAGTGCAGCACTGAGAGCATTGCTCAAGTATGCATATGATCCCAAAGTAAAGTTTCTTCTTCCAGAAGGAGCACCACCATTCAAAGTGAATGATCTACCGGACTTGCAAAGTGTATTCTATAGTGAACTCCGTAAGCTATATCTTTTCATTGAAGGTGGTAATCCTAATCTCAAGCAAGTGCGTAGAGAATATCTATTTGTACAGATGCTTGAGAATCTAGACAAGGAAGATGCCGAGTTGTTGCTTGCTGTCAAAGATAAGAAGATTCCGTACAAAGGAATCACCAAGAAGTTTGTTGAAGAAATGTTTCCAGGACTATTAGAGGGATAAATGGGTAAGACGAATAAACAGTTTCGCACATTGGATGAGAAACAACATCACGTTTTTAAAGCAATAAAAAAAGAAAAGTTCGATCGCTCTGTGAGAGATATAGATAGAGCTTTACAGAATAAGAAGTATGATCACTTCTACGATGATATTGAAACTAAAATAGAAAAGGGGTACACTCATGGATAAAGGTCATTGGTTTTGGAATAATAAGGTAATGGATGCAATTGAAAAAGGTCTTCTTGACCTTACTCATTGGATCTGGTTGAAGCGTCACAATTCAACAGAGATTGAAGAGATCCCTGCTCCTGCTGCTAAAGTAGAACCTGTTGCAGTTGAGGAAACAAAACCTGCTGTAAGAAAGCCTGCAGCAAAGAGAATTCCTAAGGCTAAAAAAGGGAACGAGTGGGCTGTAAAGTAATATGGCAACCTACACGTTTCGAAATAAAGAAACGAATGAAGTTTTTGACCATTCGATGAGAATGTCTGAATATGATTCGTATATGGAAAGCAATCCTAATGTTGAAAGATACTACGAACCAAGTGATGCAATGAACATTGTATCCGGTGTTGGTGGTATCAAAACTGATAACGGATTCAAAGAAGTATTGTCCAAGGTTGCAGAGGCTCATCCTAACAGTCAACTAGCCGATAGGACACTATCAAGGTCTGTAAGAGAACATCAGATTGATAGAGCTGTAAACAAATATAGATCGTAGGAATAATATGATTGATGATATCAAACTTTTATTAGTTGGAGCTGTATGGATTGCTCTTTGTGTAGCTGTCCTAATATCCAATTACTGAGTCATAATTGAGAAACAAATACTTTGTCCATAAGCCACTTGATCGCTTGGAGATTCCAAGAACAGAGATAGATGGCAAGAGATACTATGTCACACCGAACGGTGATAAGTACAGATCCGTCACCACAATCCTCTCTCAGCTATCGATAGATGGAATCAAGGCTTGGAGAGAGAAGGTCGGAGAAGAGGAAGCAAACAAGATCTCTGGTAAAGCATCGAGACGAGGAACAAAGCTGCATACAATGATGGAGGACTATGTCGCCAACGTCGAGGACTTTGCGTTGGACAAAATGCCAACAACAACCTCACTATTCCTGGACATTCAACCGTATGTTGACCTAAACGTGGAAGAGGTGTATGGTATCGAATATCCGTTGTATTCCGACAGACTTAGGGCTGCTGGGACATCGGACCTGATTTGCAAATATGCTGGCAAGTACACGATCCTAGACTATAAGACGTCTGGTAAGCGGAAGAAAGAACAGTGGATAGAGAACTACTTTATTCAATCAACTGCTTATGCTCTTATGTGCAAGGAGAGGTATGATCTGGACATTGAGCAAATTGTAATTCTGATTGCTGTTGATGGTGACCTGCCTCAGGTCTTTGTGAAAGATCCAAAAGATTATGTTAAAAGAACTATTGAAGTATTCGATACTTATTAGTGTTGTTGGTTGTTCCTCTGTTCCAAAAGAGGATCATAGTTCAGTCCTAATGGAAGATGTGATTGTAGAAAGAACAACAGTTCGCTCAACAACTCAGAATCCTAAACCAAAGTCTACAGGTGGCGTTCACATCTCTGGTGACAACATCAACATCGGGACGATCATTGTCAATTCGCCTAATGCCAGAGTTGATAATTCGACCAAGACAATCACACAGGTCAATCAACAAAGTAATCTATCTACAGGTGGCCAACCTGGAGTGTACGGTACTGCAGGGACAAGTGCACTCATGAATAGTAATGATCCTGCATATCATAATGACAGAGACTTTTTCAAGAACATGGATTCTGTCTTTATTAAACTAATTCCTTCTATGGCAATGGGAGCAGTGTTCAGATAAATATATGAATGCAGACCAAATATAAATCAATCTTCATCTCAGATGTTCACCTTGGCACCACTGATTGTCAAGCTGATAAGCTCAATAGTTTCCTCAAACATAACTCATGCAACACATTGTATCTTGTAGGAGATATAATCGATGCTTGGAAAATTAAACAAAACAAGTGGCGATGGAAACAAAGCCACACAAACGTTATTCGTCGAATTCTAGGTCACAGCAAACGTGGTACGAGAGTCGTGTATGTGGCTGGTAATCACGACGAGTTTTTAAGACCATTCATTCAGTATGACATTGGTTTTGGAATGATAGAAGTGACCAACCAAGCAGAACATATTGGTGTGGATGGTCGACACTACCTCGTGGTGCACGGGGATCTATTTGACGGTATCACTCGTCTAGCTCCCTGGCTAGCAATGTTAGGAGACAAAGCATATGATTTCATTCTTAGACTCAATACTGGGATTAACTGGATTCGTCATCGTTTTGGTTTTGGGTACTTTAGCCTTAGCTTGTTCCTTAAACATAGGGTCAAAAAAGCAGTAGACTTCATTTTTCACTTTGAACATAATCTTGCTCAGTATTGCAAGAAGCGAGGATTCGATGGTGTAATATGTGGGCACATACATCATGCCGAAATAAAGGAAATTGAAGGAGTCACTTACATGAACGATGGCGACTGGGTAGAGTCGTGCTCTGCTCTTGTTGAGCACCACGACGGAAGATGGGAGATAGTATATCAACAGGAGATTACTCATGAAGGTCAAAAAAATATTAAAGAAAATGTACGAAGCGTGCGTTGAGCATGATCAGAAGAAAGAAAAGAAGATGTGGGTAAAGGCTCTGAGGAAGTCATTCAATCATAAACAAACTTATGCAGTTAAGTGATAAAATTACAATTGTAATTCCTTGCAAGAACGAGGAAAAGTACATATCATGGTTGTTATTACATCTTCGTAATCAATTGATTGGTAGTACAAGAATCATTATTGCAGATTGTTCAACAGACAATACTCGAAAAGTAATTCAATCCTCAAAGGGTAGATTGAATATTGAAATCATTGAAGGTGGTCCTGTTAGCTTTGCTAAGAACAGAGGTGCAGAGTTGGCCACCACTCCATACATCTTGTTCATCGATGCTGATGTTCGTTTCTTCAATGTCAATACGATTCGTGATGCAGTAGCTGAATTAGAATCTAACGATCTGGATCTGATTGGACTCAACATCAAATGCTATGATGATGATGTTCGAGCAAAAGTTGGATTCACTCTATTCAACTTTGTAAACAATATTCTGAAATACTTTTCACCATTTGCTGTCGGTGCATTCATGCTGACACGAAGAGACAAGTTCGAGCAGTACGGAGGATTCCCAGAGAAGTTATCGACATCAGAGGATTACTTCTTGTCGAGAATGTATAGTCCAAGCAAGTTCAAGATCCTCAAGCACCATCTAGGACAAGACAGTCGCAGGTTTAAGAAGATGGGATACTTCGGAATGGCAACTTATCTTTTGAAGAACTTCTTCAATCGCAACAACAAACAGTATTGGGATGGTCTAGACAACAGTCGCTACTGGTCTTAACTTTATGGCTGGTCGTCCAAGAAAACCAATTGTAGAAAAGGAATGTCCTCGTTGCTTAACCAAGCACATGAAGAAGGGCAAGTACTGTTGCTACAGTTGCGCAAATGTCAGAGAGCATAGCGATCTCGACAAATTAAACAAATCCCTTTCTGTTAGCAGATATTACAAGACCTCAGAAAAAGCCGAGATGCACATCTGGCAAAGTACTGAGCGTATCAATGCAGCTCGTGCATCGAGAACCGATGCTACAATTGTCATGCCCACACGGGAAGACATCGAGCCTGCTCTCCCTCCTATGGAAAATGAGTACGATTACTCCAACCGTCGCAGTGGCCGCGACATATGGTTCGATGTAGACTAAAAAAAGTAGCTACTTCACTCTAGTTGTGCCGAACCTCAAACCGTTGTATACTGGGGTCATAGCAAACGAGGAGTCTATATGGAAAAGATGGAATTTATTGAAGAGCTGAATGCTCTGATTGACCAGATTGATATTATGATTCTGGACAATGATCCAGCATATCTGAACTGGTTGGAAAGCCAGTACGAGACAGAATGTGAGTTCGACCTATGATCAATCCTATACCTAAATGCGAACTCTGGAATACTCCAGATAGCATGGATCAGTTGGATGAGATGATCCAACAACTTCCAACCTTGCAGCGAGCTCTTGTTTACAATCATGTAATGATGACGCTCAATCTTTGTCATAAACTAGTGAAGGATGAAAATGCCGTACATAACAACTGAAGTTGAAGTAGATGTTGGTTTGGAAGACTTTGATGATGATGATATCATTGAAGAATTTAAGAGTCGAGGTTTTGATATCAACGGTGAACTTCAATTCAAAGAAGCCTTGACTGAGATATATCAGCTTCGTCGGTTGGGCAAGTCTTGTGAAAACGAGTTGAACAAATTGATTTGTGATGCTCTTGGTGTTGTAATTTAAGGAGTGAATGATGCCTAGTATGTCATATTGTGCGTTCGAGAATACTTCTGGTGAGATGAACCAGGTGATCAATAAGATGAGAGATGCTCGTGATATCGATGACCTCGATATGAATGAGTACGAACAACGTGCGTTTCGTTCTCTGTATGAGCAATGTCAAGAGTACATTGTTCGCTACCGTGAGCTTGCTGCAGAATTTATTGAGGAGTGAGTATGAGTAAATTTGTAATCACATCAGACGAGATCAAAGATATTCACAATGGTTTGTGCCGTCTTAGAAATGTAATTAGCCGTCTTGAAGATGCACTCAGTCATCATACAATTAATGAGTTACGCAAATCAATGTCCGAGATCGAAAAGGGGTTCAAGTCTGCTCGAGACCAGAGAGACGATCGATGGGATGAATCAAATAGATTCTTTGAAAAGACTCGCGATGAACTCAAGTATACATCTTTCTGGTCGATCTATGAGAAGTATGATGATATGCACAAGATTGCATTCTTCCTAGAAGAAGGTTCTGCTCTTGTATATGAGAACTTCTCTGTTC